CGAGCCTGTCCAGCAAAAGCTGAGCTTTACCGGCGTTGTCGATCTCATCGGGGAATATACCGAGCTTTTCAAGCGTTGTTTTCTGCTTGTCCGACGGCGGAGAACACTCCCAGCCGAATGCCGGAACATAGGAAGATAAGTCTTCCGCCTGAATGCTCATTTCATACTGGAGAGGATCTACAAGTTTTCTCTTGCGTTTTTTCATTTCCGCAAGCTGTTTTGCAAGCGCTTCCTCACGCTGAGCAACTACATCTTCTTTTGCCTTTTCTTCTGCCTGTTCAATATCAACCGGCATACCTGCGGCCGCAATATTTTCGGTCATCTTTTCGGCAACTTCAGGGCTTTCACATATCAGATGTGCAGGACGGCACAGCTCGTGCCTTTCTGTGTGCCACAAAAAGTCAAGAAGCAACAGGTCTTTCTTACCCTCACAAAGTCTTGTTCCTCTGCCGACCATCTGACAGTACAGCCCTCTTACCTTAGTAGGTCTGAGAACTATTACGCAATCTACGCTTGGACAGTCCCAGCCTTCCGTCAGAAGCATTGAATTACACAGCACATTATATTTACCGCTATCGAAATCAGCAAGAACAGTACCTCTGTCAATGCTGTTTCCGTTGACTTCTGCCGAGCGGAAGCCTTTTTCGTTAAGTATCTTGCAGAATTTCTGACTCGTTTTTATAAGCGGCAGAAATACTACCGTTTTACGTTCCTTGCAATATTTCAGCATTTCATCCGCTATCTGATACAGATAAGGGTCAAGAGCTGTGTCAATGTCACTCGCCTTATAATCTCCTGCCTGAGTACCGACACCTGTCAGATCGAGTTTCAGAGGAATGGTGAGTGCCTTTATCGGTGACAGATACCCTTCTTTGATAGCTCTCGGCAAAGTATATTCATACGCCAGGCTGTCGAATACCTGTCCGAGATTTTTCATATCTCCTCTGTCCGGTGTTGCCGTAACTCCGAGTACCTTTGCTTCATCAAAATATCCGAGTATCTTCTGATAGCTGTCCGAAATGGAATGATGCGCTTCATCAATTATGATCGTATTGAAATAGTCTTTTGAAAATTGTGCAAGTCGCTTTTCTCTCATAAGCGACTGTACAGAGCCTACCGTTATACGATACCATGAGCCTATACAGCTTTCTTCCGCCTTTTCTACAGCACAGCCAAGCCCGCAGGCATTCAGTATCTTGTCCGCCGCCTGTTCAAGCAGTTCGCCCCTGTGCGCAAGTATAAGTACCCTTTCTCCGTTGCGGACACGGTCTTCTGCGATTTTTGCAAAAACTATCGTTTTACCGCAACCCGTAGGCAGTACGAGCAGGGTTTTTGAATTGCCCTGCTCCCACTGTGAAAGTACCGCTGTTTTGGCTTCTTTCTGATACGGTCTTAATTCCATCAGAATTTACCCGGTGTAAATACACCCGCCTGAGAGCTTGCAGGTGCCTGAGAAACAGTCTGTGCCGGTGACGGCTCATAGAATTTTTTTATTCTGTTAGACTGCATTTCTTCGCCATTCTTGTTCTTCCAAGTATCTATGTACACCTTGCAACGACCTTTGGCACCGATGACGTTGTTCCAGTTCATGCGAAGCGGTTCGCCGTGTTTCTTCTGACCTATGCCGATAAAGAATGCCGAAAGCATACCCTCACACTTGCTGTGCAAAAACAGATTATGTTGAATTGTGGTTGAGCCTTCCGGAGCGTCTATATGAATAGATACTACAGCCTTGTTGCAAGGGGGAAGTTTTTCGCTTCCCTCATGCCTTGCACGCTCGAAGCCTGTTATCGTAAAGTCGTAGTCACCTGCGGGAAGAAGCGTAAAATCGCTTTCTTTCTCAATTACGTCGTCCCAGCCTAATTCTTTTTCAAATTCACTCATGTGTTATTTCTCCTTTCGTTTATCAGAACGGGTAAGCCTCGTTCTCATAGTCTGTCATAAGCATTTCCGTTATCATTGCTTTTACCTGCTCCCATGCCCCGATAAGCACGCCCTCGATAAATTCCTTGGGATAGTCCTTTATCGGCATATCGGCAGGGAAATATCCCTTGCTTGCTACTGCCGCTCTTATCTGCTCTTCCGTTATGCTGTTTGCTGTCATAAGGTCCGCAAGAGCTTTGGGTATGCCTGAGCTTTCCTGTGTTATTGCCGGAGCAGGAGCCGACGTTACATTATCATTCGTGGCGATTGTTGCGTTTTCTGCAGCTGCCACTTGAACAGGTGCAGTCTGAACGGTAGCGGCAGGCTGTGCGGCAACATTTCTTTCGATAATGTGCTTTATCTGCCCGTACTCCATCGGAATTTCTTCCGGCAAACCGTAACGATTCTTTGCGTCCCAGCAGGGATGATGTGACGTGTACATTATGCGTCTGCCGCCCTGTGCCTTATGCTTTTTGCCGTCCTTGTCAACCGCTACCGAAATAGTCTTGTAGTTTGCGAAAAGCACCATATCAGCCCATTCTTTAACAAGAGGAGATATAAGATTGGTTGTCTTCTTGCCGAGCTTCAGCTCCCAGCGGTCATAACTTCCGAGTTCATCGGGCTGTTCAAACTTTCTGAGGATAGCGTGAGCTGTAAGTACAACGTTAACTCCGGCTTCGATAACATCTTCAAGCAGATTAAGGAACCTGCCGAACTCTTCCTTTTCGTATACATAGCCGTTGCCGTAACCGAAATCCTCGATACCCTTTTTGTCGTACTTATCGCAGATAGACTTGATGCAAAGCTGTTCCGCCCAGTCTATCGTATCAATTATAAGCGTGGTACAAGGCTTATTGAGCTTGACATACTCAATCTGGCTCTTAAGCAGCTCCCACGATGTCGGTTTATCAAAACGGGCAACGTCCATTTCCTTTGTACTACCCTCGGTGTCGATGAATAACGGATTGGGAAACTGCGATGCAAACGTTGACTTGCCTATTCCCTCAGGGCCGTATATAACCACCTTCTTGGCGGTTTCGATTCTGCCTTTAGTGATGTTCATTGTTGTACTCATCAAAATGTACCTGCCTTCCATGTTGTAGTTTCTTTCTTTTCAACCGGCTTTGAATAGCCGTCCTCGATTATGATACTGCACTCGTCACCCGTGCTAACTCTTGTGGCGATTGCCTGTAAGCCCTCGCTTTCAAGCCATCTGCCAAAGTCGTTCAGCGTATCGGTATCCATCTGTTCCAGCTTGTCTATAAGCACAAATCCGCAATTAGGATTAAGCTTGCGGACAATTGCGGTCGCAACCTTGAGCTGTTCCGAACCGGACATATTATCCCATTTAAAACCGTTGTATGTAAGCTCGCCGTTATCTACCGACAAGCCCTCAAGCGGTAAGTCTGCACCGTCAAGAAGATCTGTTTTAGCTTTTCTGACAGACTGTATTTCTTCGGTAAGCTGTATATACTGAGTTTTATACGCTTCAGCGTCAAGTTCAGCTTTTTCACGGTCAAGATTTGCACGGACCTTTGCGTTTATCTGCTCAATGTCTGCTATACTCTGTTCAAGCTCTGCCGTGCTCTCGTCTGCAAGGTCTTCAGCGTCACGATGTGCGGTTTCTGCGTTTGCCGTTGCCGTTTCAAGTCTTGCCTGTGCTTCTTCGTATGCCTTCCGAGCCAACTCAAGTTCTCTGTCGTACTGCTCTCTGAGCTGTCTTTTACGCTGATTTTCGCCGTTTCTTGCAAGAATATCCTGCTGCTGTCTGATAAGCTCGGTTGCTGACACAAACTCTTTCGGAGCATCTGCGAATACCGTCATTTCCTTAGCGTATTTCTTCTTCTGATCCGCTATCTGACCGATAGTGTGACGCTGATTGTACAGCTTCTGTTCTTCGGTTTCAAGTTCGTACAGCTTATCGCCTACACCGATTATTCTGAGGAGAGTATCCGCCTTTTCCTTGCTCGACCGGTCGAGAAACTTAGGAAGATCAAGTGCAAACTGTTCTACGAATTCGTTGAGCAGCTGCTGACCGCCCTTGTTGCCGTCCGGATCAATAACCTTGAGCGTACTGTTATTGCCGCTCCTGACTACCTTTATACCGTTGCTGAGCGTAACTTCCATGTGGGGCGGAATCACAGAGCCTTCCCGCACAGCCTGTGACGGTTTCAGCCTGTCACCGCCAAGTGCCCATGCAATAGCGTCAAGCACTGATGTCTTCCCCTGGTTGTTCTTCCCGCCGATTATCATAAGACCGTTCTCGGCAGGCGTTAACTGTACCGCTTTTACTCGCTTGACATTTTCAATTTCAAGTGAGCTGATTTTTACTGACATTTGGTTTTCCTCCTTATAACTTAGCAATCAAATCCCCGCACGCATTCAGAGCGGCACGGAAAGCCTTTATATAACTGCTGCGTTCATTTTCTGACGCATTGCTTACAAGCTCTAACGCTTCATTGAATTCACGCTGTATATTTTTCAGATGAATCTTGAAGATTTCTTTACCGTTACCACTTGCTTCTTCGTGTGCAATCGATTGCACTTTTTTCTTTTCATCAGCAAGCTTTTTATCGTATTCCGCTCTTGCGGCAGCTTCGGCTTCTGCTCTTATTTTTG